GCATCACTGGCCAGACTAGGCATGTATGAATCACTGCCACCTAAAACATCAGCCATACTCTGATCGCTCTGTGATAAAGCACCAAGCCCTACTGCTGCAGGTACCGTGCTTGCTAGTAAATTAGAGCTGTCTTTTTTTTCAGGATGAAAGGCTGCGTTTACTGAGCGAACTTGATCGTCACCAAAAACAGCGAGAGTTGATATATTGTCATTAATACCTTCTCTAGCTACCAAGCTGTCATAGCCTAATTCCTTTAGTATATCAATCATTTCAGGCTTATTATTCCACCATGAATAAACCGGCCTCATCTCATCGGAGCTAAGTACTGTATCACGCATGTCTTCTATTCTATCGAGAATATTAAGCCCTTGATCTCTTGTTATATCTCCTCTAGCAAGCGAATCATTAGCGCCAAGTCTTAATCTATCAAGCATATCCCCATACTTAACATCGGTAAATTGACTCCTGAACCCAAAATCAAAAGGAGAGCCAGACTTAACCTGCAGCTTCATAACATTGCCGCCCTTGCCTATATTGCTCTTGTCAGCTCCGCCATAAGCGTAAGCAGAGGCATACTCTGGGTTATCTGTTGTCCATGTTAAATGAGATATTTTAGAGTCGTCATAAGGTTCAGAAAGCCCCCTATACATAGTTTTATCAAACCCCTGCTCCTTAGCTCTTTCCATGCGACTGGCATAATCCATTGCCAACTCATCGCCACCCTTGGCCCTTTCTATCAGCTCCTTTACAAGCTTAGCCTTACTCATTTAACCGCCCTATGATCTCATTGGTAGACATTTCTTTAATAGCCGAATCATCAACTATATCCTGAGTTTCCGCCAGTATCTTAGCTGTCTCTGCCTCCTTCTTGTTGGTATCGGCATCCTTGTTATCTATATTGGACATCGTTTCAACTGCCTGCATTTCATCACTCATTCGCTGTTGATATGCCTTTAGCTCTAGCTCCTGTTCTTTACGCTGCAACTCTATAAGCTTGGCCTGCAGATCCATCTCTATTTTTTGGGCTTCAATTTGCTGCTTTTGCGCTTTCAGTTGCAAGTCAGATTGTTTCGCTTGGAAATCCATCATATTTTTTTCGCGTGACTGATCAACCTTGGCTTGCTCTGCTTGGGCCTTCTGCATTTCCGCTTGAGCCGCCAAGACCATAGCGTCCGGCTGTTCGCCTTGCTGTGCTTGCTGTTGCTCCAACATTTCAAGCTCTTGCATTTCTTCTTCTGTTAGTTGTTCGTCAGGTATCATGCCAGCATTAAATAATTCACGCCGTTTTCTTTCCGCTATCAAATCCATGCCCGGCGCATCTACGTTAGAAAATAATATATCCCCATTCGCTGCGACAACACTCGGATCAATCGCGGCCATTTCTAGGATGCTAGCAACCGTCTCCTGCTGCTTATTTTGGAATGACGCGCCAGCCGAACAAACCACATCATAGGAGCCTTCTGACAAGTCATTCAAGGTTACAACCTCGCCAGTTTCCTCATCTAAAACCCTCTGGTTGAGAGTTTGTATAGAAGCCTGCCCATCCTCACCTAAAATCCTTACCTGTCTTTCCGTGTCATAGACTCTCGGAATAGCATCAATGATGACCTTGGCGGTGTGACTTATGGCCACCTCTTGAGCGCTGAAAAACTTAGCCGTGCCAATATCACCTTTATCCTGTAGCGCCTTTATTGCAACACCTGATTGATTATTGACAGCCTCTCCCATGTTAGAAGCAAACAAGCCAGCAGCCCTAGCAATCCCGTCTTTCATACTTGCAGATATAACGGACAAGCCTTGATTGACTTGCGCCCCGCTTATCTGTTGTGGAATATATCCGGGCAACTCTGGATCGGGATTAAAAGGAAGTACCGGCGAATCATCAATATTAAGCGTTGATAGTTCTTCAACGTGGCCAGCCATCATAGCGTCAGTCATTGGGATTTTAGCCCTTGGCGCCAGTGCGGCCTCAGTAATAGCCCTGCTTTCTGTGTAATTATAAACCCTCTGGTAATCCATGAGACGACGTATAGCACCGCTATAAGTGTACTTGTTTTCAATTACAGCGAAATTGCCGTATGTCGGAATCACAGGAATGTAACTAAATACCGTCTCTTTTTCATCATCAAGCCAGCCGCTATTATCGTAAAACCTGCTATAGACTCGGTAAGTTTTTCTTTTTCTTCTAGCTTTTTCAGTTACGCCAACCGCTGCTAGCTCGTCCTTAACTTTCTCGTAATCATCATTGACTTCATAAACTTGGCCGTTATCCATCAGCACAAGCTCTCTATCAATGGGCTTTTTATATAAAAACTCGCCTACTGTTATCGTGTCGGGCTTCTGATCATATGCGCTAGCCTGCCGACCATCCGAAACTGAACCACCGGAACCCTCTGGCCACCGCCCCTCATAATCCTCTCTTGTAACATCCTGTAAAACCACGCCCCAGTTCGACCCAGAACCGTCTTGACTTTGGCTAGAAGTATCAAGCCACACCCTATCAACGAAGTTATCTATAGGCTCGATAATCAAGTCCTGATCAAAGCTATCGCCACTTGAGTATTTCTGTACAACCCTCCAGCCAGCTATGCCGCCCGTTATCATTGACCTAGCAGCACTATTATATATATGAGTTGCGTTCGACATCCGCTCTATATTGCGAACCATCCCCGATATAACTTTGGCGTTTTCTTTACTAGCTCCACCACCTGCAGGATCAACAGTTATAGAAAAGTTCGCGCTTTCTAGCTCGCCAGCAATCTGATCGACTACGGGGCCGCACATATCAAAAGTATATCTAGGCTTGCCCTGATTCTTGTTCCACCAGTAAGGCTCCCACTGGCCATCCTTCTTGTGTATAAATAGCGTTGCGTCCCTAACCTCTTGCCTCTCGTCGCTATCGGCATCCTGAGCCTTTTTAACAAGATTCGACACGTAGTTATGGTTATTGTAATTTTTTGACATATTATCCCCAGCCCTCGAACTTTATCCTTTCCCTTTTTACTTGAGCCTTGGGAGCAGACATCAACATCATCACGGAATCACCTAGATTAGGCGAATTTATATTAAATTTAGACTTCATCGCAGGCTTGGTATACAACTCTATCAAGCCGTTAGCATTGGGCTTGATCGGCATCCTGCATAGCTCAGATCGCAACTTTTGGAGTAGCTTAATAGAGCTATCAAAACTAATCAAATTCTCCGGGTCTATAAACTTACCCTGAGTGACCGCTAAATACGTCTGATAACACCTATCTCTAAGCCGTTGATAGTTCTGCGCCCTCTTATTCTTAAAAATGTCTTTGTTTCTTTTCTTGTTCTTAACATCAGACCCCGCCAAATCGTCGTAAATAGAGTTAGGCTGCTCCGGTGACTCGCTGCCTTTAAACAAGTGCGTACTTGCGTTAGTACCATTGAATGCCTTTGCAACATCTCTACCTATCCCAACCCCAAGACCATCAGCATCAAAAGTGAAATGATCAACACCTTGGCTAATAGCTAAACCCGTAGCCCAATCCCCGCCTTCATTGACGTTACCATCCTGCTTTTCCTCGATACTATAAACAAGTGACCCATGGCGAGCTGCATAACCTTTGCTATCTGGCCCTGTATCGCTTGGGTCGTGTGCGGCATACTTAGCACCTACTGCCCACTGATCAACTGTTCCTATCTTCTTATGAGCATCAATGCATGCGTCAAACCACTCAGCCTTGATTAACGCGTCCTCAACCTCATCATTATAATAACCTAGCCACTTGTGATCATAAGCCGTTCTTGAAAGCCTAGCCTTATCATATAAGCGCTCTTGTTCAAGCTCTGGGCTATGCCACGGATTATCATTGTAATTAATCCAAACAATTAAATGCAGATCATCCTCGTAATAGCCATACTTCAATAATGAATCATAGAACGGAGCTAAGAATCTCTTACTTATTGCATCTTCACTACTACCCGGGTTGAGACTAAACCACAACTCAGAACCCGCCTCCCTAATCGTAGGTGTTAGCATCGTTAATGACTCCTCTGACAAGGTCTGCGCCTCCTCTGCCCAAGCAGCCATGAAGCCGAACATAGACTTAACAGCGTCCGGGTTCCTAGCCAGCCCCTTAAACTTAAAGACATCCTCCCCCTTCAATCTAATGGCATTATTAGTCACCTCAAAATCACTCCTCAGATAACAGGGCATGGACACTATCCTCGATACTGTTTTGCAATTCACGCAAACACATCGTTTTATGTCCGTAATCCTTTGCCCTTGCAGCGAATATATCCCCGAATGTATTAGACTTAGCTCCAGACCTGCCGCCTAACGCGACCTTAAAACGCTTTTGAGTTGTTACAAATTTCTCTAACTTGGCGGGAACGGTTACGGTAGGGGGGTGATCGACTTCTACATACTTTCCGTCTTGCTCTTGTATGCAGCGTATTAGCTTAGGGCCTTGGTCGCTCGGTTCATATATGCCATAGACAGTTTTACGCTTATTAACAAGTGACCGCTTCATAGCTATAGCCTGCGCTAAGCTTAACTTTTCAGCCCTATTACTTGGCATTCTGCTTAATGAACTCATCTAGCTGTTCCTCAGACCAGCCCGACATATCAACCGCCTTAACCTCTACATCACCAGTGATATCAACAGCTTTTAATTGAGGCTCTACATACTTAGCTATCCTATCCCAACCATCAATAGCAGCCTTTAGACTTGCGGGGTCGTCCTCTCTCTGTGCGGCCTTCTGTAGCTTTACAGCATTCTCGGCCATTCTCATAATAGGATGAAAGTCCTCGCCGTACATATCTTGCAAGCGACTCATTAGAAATTTCTTATTTCGTCCCGGCCCTCTTTGCCTTTGCTGCTTCTTGACCGGCTTATCTTCACTATCCAACTGAAAACCCCTTTTTAATACTAACTATTTGATTTATAAATACAGTATTTATGTTAACTATAGCAATTATATACCTATTCATACAAACTATAACCATCATTTATGGATTACTTGATGCCATTCATTTGGCTTATTGAGTTCTGTTTAAACATATTCTAAAAGGCATGTTCCTTTAAGCCACTCTTGGACATCAAAGCATGGACAATCTTTATGGCTGTCTAGCTCATCATGGCCGACAATCTCTGCTTCTTCGTGCCTTCCCTTTAGTCTTAGTAAAAGAAGCTCCAAAGCCCTGTATTGTTTAATCGTATAAACACCGTTACCAATTAAGCATATCCCTATACTGCTCTTATTGCGCCCTCTCACATGAGCGCCGGGCCAGTATTCCGGTCTGCCAGCTTCTATCTCTCCGTTTTCAAGTATTACATAATGGTATCCTATGCCATCCCAGCCTTTCTCTGTATGCCATCTATGTATAGTTTCTGCATTGTCGCCCCTGCCTTGGGGTGAATCTGAGCAATGAATCACAAGGTGCTTAATGTCTCTCATAGAATAACTCCGCAGGCAGTAATAATTAAAATAAGTATTAATAAGCCCTCAAAGGTTTTACTGTCCATTGTTGCTACCCCAGCTTAAAATACCTTTGTCTTTTCTCACTCTATTAATTGAACCAGCTAACGCGCCCCAGTGAATAAGCTTAGCTCTGTATCTGTTTACCCCGATATCCAGACAATGCTGATATAAAGTATCATCTGCATGTCTGTATTTTTTCTTACTATTATTGGAAATGGACAACAGGTAATCATGTAATATGTAGCACTCTAAAGCCTGCCCATATCTGTCTGCTAGTAACGTAAAAGGCTTAGGGATCGAACCACCATCAGAAACAAACCCATCTGGCACTATGTATCCGTGTATTTTATGATCACCGACAAGCCTTAAAGTGCTAGGCTCTATTGATGATTTAGCGGGAATAAATACGCAATTGATCACTATTTTTTCTTACCATTGATTATATGAGTTAAATAATAAAAGCTAACCGCGCCAGTAAAAGCCCAATCAAGCTTTAGCGAGCTAATAAACGCAATAAGACTATTAACCTTTTCTAGTTCATCAGTGGCTATCCAGACAATGCCTATCGTTAAACAAGTATTTATAGCTATGACCAAAGACCAGAGCAATATACGTCTTGATATTGATGTCTCACTATTTGACGTAACCTTGGCCAACCTTTCAAATGCAGCAACCCGCTCCTGCGGCGTGAACTTGGACATATCCCATATATCCATGCCCTTGTTTGCCATCTCTCCGACTTGCTTGATAGCCTGATCTGAGCCTAAAAGCCTACCCAAAATACCCATTAATCAACCTCGCAAATAGATTTAAGATAAGCAACATCTTGCTCAAGCAGTAATACTAGCTTTTTTAGCTTTGCAATATCGCCGTCTGTGCATATCTCATTAAAAACTAAAAGCGAGCCGCTACCACTGGAAGGCATGTACATTATAGGGCTGGGGTCTAATTGATTAGCATTAAGCAATATGGCTTTTTTACACTCTTTCCAATCTAAAGCCTCACAATAGCTTAAAAGCCTTTTAACCTTTTCGGAAAATAAAGCTACTTTCTTTAAGCACTTGTAAAGCCTTACTTTTGAGGGATCAACGGAATGCAGACAAGATAAACCCGTAAAGTCGCGCTGATAGTCTTCTAATACTGCCTGCATAGATAAATAATCTGCCTTTTAAATGACCAATTATATCACAAGCTTTATAAAAAAAGACAATCAAGACCGTTTTATTTTTACTTCTAATTAATTGCCTGTAGTATTTTTTATTTATCAAAACAGTTTCAACGTCCGGCATAGCTCGCATTGTTCGCTTAAATGTCGCCAATGATTGCAGCTTTTGGGCTTCTTTTTCCACGCAATCAATATAACCATCAGTTACCACTTGATCTTTCTCAAGACAGCTAGCCTCTCTCATTCTTGCAACTCTCCACCGTATAACCTCGGCACTTATCGGCTTTTTCTCCCAAAAAAGCACAGACCTTATTTCCTCATGCAAATCCATAAAAACCCTCTTTTTTCAAACCTTAATCATTGGATTTTATTTAAAGCGTTTTAAGGCGATAAAATTAGCTAAAAATACTTAAATTATTAAAGGCAGCACAACGAACCGGGACGCTATAAAAACCGTCTTTATTTACAAGCTTGTCTTCATAACAGAGGTCTTTTAGCGCACCCCTAAGAGACTCTTTACCCAAGCCTAGCACTTGCTGCAATTGCTCAGATGTAAGCTCTCCAGTGCATTTAATAGCCTCTAATATCAAGCTCTTTTTACTCTTCCCTCTGGGGCTTCTCGGCTTTCTTGACATAGTGCTTCTTTTCGTGGGCTTCAATTCCTTAACTTTCTTGCTTGACCTAACCCAGCCGCCATTATTCCACATAAACACAAAACCATGCGACCCAACCTTGTAATAAGTGCTGTTTATAAAAAACTCCCACATTTCCTAGCTCTCTTGAATCCGAAACAGTTATATGCTTACCTGCCTCCCTCTAAGAGGGCAATTTAGCACGCAATTTAGCACGCGATTTAGCAGCTTCTTCACGCGATTTAGCAGCTTCTTCACGCGATTTAGCAGCACGAACTTCAGCAGCAAATAATTCAGCGCGGGCTTCAGCAACAGCAACAGCAGCGCGGGCTTCAGCAACAGCAACAGCAGCGTGGGCTTCAGTAGCAGTACGTAATTTAGCATCAGCATCAGCAGCATGAGATTCAGCAGCAGCAGCATGATCTTCAGCAGCAGCATAAGCATCATAAGCAGTTTTTAGTTCTTCAAGTTTAGTCATTTCCTAGCGCTCCGGTTTTTGTTTAATGACAGCATTTCAGGCAGTGGTTTTCAGTTTCGCTATTAAACATACCCATTTTTTTTAAATCCTCGTTTTGTCGCGTCCGTGCGCGTTGACATTACTTTTTTTTGTTTATTACTTTGCACTATATACTTTGCGCTTAGCCTCTTTATAGCAATCCCTTAAGTCCTCTGCTTGCTCCCATTCCCATTTTGCACAAATTTGAACCCACTGTTCATAGGGGCATTCAGAAGCTACAACAAAGTCACCGCCAGAGTCAGCAACCATCTGATCAGCAACTCTACAGACAAGCTCATAGTCACCTTTTTTATTTACGTTAGCCTGTATTAGCAATGAATCATTAGATAAATTTGAAATTCGCATAATTAAACCCTCTTTTTTAATCAGTCTTATTAATCAATATGGTTATTATACATGCCTGATATTGTATTGCAAGTGTTTTTATTAAAATTATTGTTATTTGTTGCTAGAAATTAAAACATGTCTATTTGTGACGTTTCGTTATCAAATCTATTGCAAGCCGCCTTATAGTAATCCTCGTCTAGCTCGCATCCGACAAAATCAAAGCCGCCATAATGCGCTGCTATTGCGCTTGAGCCGCTGCCTAAGTGTGTAT